TGATGTATATTTAGCAGTGCCAAAATCTATGTCTAAACTTGACTGTACTGCTTGTGTACTCCACCCATTATAGATTGCGTTAAGATTAGTAGTAGAGAAAGTTGCAGGTGTTTTGCCTTGCATAAAACCTGAAAAGTTTTGCACATTTTCTACGTTCCAAGTTCCTATGTTTTGGTTAAATGCTGTAGCTTCCAAAAACATTTCACTAATATTTATAACAGCTGAAGTATTCCAAGAACTTATATTTTGATTAAATGAAGTGCATTGAAAAAACACACCATACATATCCGTAACTGCTGAAGTATTCCAAGTTCCTATGTTTTGATTAAATACTGTAGCTTGTATAAACATACTATTCATACTTGTAACAGCTGATGTGTTAAAACTCAATGCTTGATTAAATGAAGTGCAACCACCAAACATTTCACTCATATCTGTAACTGCTGAAGTGTCAAATGATAACGGCTGATTAAATACCGAACAATTAACAAACATACTTTTCATATCCGTAACTGCAGAAGTATCAAAACTTAACGCTTGATTAAATACCGAGCAACCTGCAAACATACTACTCATATTAGTAACAGCTGAAGTATCAAAACTTAACGCTTGATTAAATGAAGTGCAATTATAAAACACACCATACATATTCGTAACTGCTGAAGTGTCCCAAGAATTTATATTATTAACTGTAGTTAAAGCAAAACAATCCCCAAAAAAAGAATCAAAATTAGTTACACCTGTTAAATTTAAAGTCCCTTGAACTGAAGATAAATTTAAGTTAGGGCAACCTGAAAAATAAAGGCCTGGGTTGTCAGAACCTAATTGAAGCTGTCCCCAATTTACTACTGAAGTAAGAAAAGTTGAGCCACCTATTGTATCTCCAAAACTCCAACCTGTGCAAACGCCCCTAATTATAACTGTATAAGTTCCTGCTGTTGCGTAAGTGTGTGTTGTTATAGTGCCATTATTGACACTTGTACTTCCGTCACCCCAATAAATAGTCCCTGTATAAGTTCCATTTGCCGTATAAGGTAAAGCAATTTGTTCACTTGGAGCGGTTGTAGTCCATTTTGTTGTAAATGCGCCTACTATATTTGTTAACCCTTCATAACTTACTAATTCCGAAGAACCCCAACCAATATAGTTATTTGCGCCTTGTCCCCAACCTATTGTATTGTTTGAAGCTCCGTCACCCCAACCGTTTTTATTTGACATTTTCTAATTTTTTTAAGTAAGTTTTCAACTTAACTATGTTTACTTCTTTTGGTTTGTATGTTTTTAAATGTACCATCCTGTGTAATTATTATTAGTGTCTGGGAACATATCGCTATTTGAATTCGTGTTGTATTCAGGAAACAAATTATTATTATTACTTATGTAGTCAATAAATCGTTGTGTGTAGTGTTGTGCTATTTGTGTTTCCTTTTCAATTAAAAAGTCTATTTCGCTTTTTTCTACGCTTGTTGAATTTTCGGAATTGTGTTTGTAAACACCTTTGTTTGAAATCGTGTAAGCTGCGAACGGTAAATAATACTTCATCGCTAAATGAATAAGCATAGGCTTTAAATAAGTAGTTGTAAGCGTTAAATAATTGCCTGTTAACGTACTTGCTAATATGTCCGCTTTTATCTTGTTTAGAAGCTTCGTACCCGTGTAATTTTGCAAGTCTGTATCTTGTGCAATCTTTATGTATTGTATAAAATTGTCCGTGTCAACGTTTCCGTTTAACGAAGTGAATTTAACTATGTCTTGTCGTGTAACTAAAAGTGCTTCTGCCATTATTCCTTAATATTTTTAGGTAAAAAACCTTTGTTAGGCATATCAATTGGACGTGTACTTACTAACTTTGGGTTGTTAATTACATATCCGTATTTTTCTGCCTTTTGCCCTGCAATTTGTCGCGCTCGTGGGCTGTTTATATCAATGTTAGTTCCTTCAAAACTTGCGTAAATTTGCTTGTTCCAACGGTGGTGGCAATTTCCACCGCCTTTATACAGCCATATTGAATACGTGTCAACTCCTTTAGGCCCCCAACCTGCGTTAACAACTTGTGTAGTCATTCTTAAAATGTCTTCTTTTCTGTAAATCTTGTTTGCTAATATCATTTGTGTACAAAATGCGCGTCTATTTTTAGTTATTTCACCTACGTATTTATAACGTGTAAAAAATTTAACTCCGTCTATTAGTTCGTCTTGTTGACTTTTACTATTTGGAAAAGCTGAACCTGTACTAACCAAGTTTACAATTTTGCTTAATAAACTTTGTTTTGGATCTTTACTTAACAACTCGTTTTCTTCTTCGTCTGTATCGTAGTCAACTTGTTTTTCATCTATTAATAACCAATTGTCTTGTGGGTATTCGCCTAAATCAATTAACGGGTTTGTATGTGCGCTTAATTCCGTTCCTGTTTCTTCTGCAACTTGTTCTGCGTTTTGCGTGTTTTCCAAGTCCGTAAATTCTAAAGGTTGTAAAGTCTTAAAGAATAACTTTAAAGCAACTCCGTTAAACGCTAAAATGCTATCGAACGCGTCAAGTAGTTCTTCTTGGAACGGTCTTATAACCATATTGTCAAAAAGAATGCTTGAATTTTTTAATTCGTCTGCGTTACTTGAAAAGCCGTTTGTTGAAGCAACTCCAAATAATAACGGTGATGTTATGTTGTGTCCTAACATTATTTTCTTTAAACATTCTTCGCTTAAATAAGTGTAGTGTTCTGGAGCATCGTTTAACGGTATGTCTTCAACCGTTGTTTTGCTTTCAGCGTTGTTGTTAAATGCTACAATAACTTTTTGTCCACGACTTCCTGTTAATTTGTCAAGTACCTTGTTTGAAATTATTTGTTGTTGTTCATCCGTTGGAACTCCGTTATTAAAATTGACAACTTTAGTTCCACTAAATCCGTTTTGAACTTCGTTAATTAAATAGTCTGCAATTTCTTCTTCTAAAAGTGTATAAGGAACAGCACCTTGATAGTCTGGATATGCGTAATACTTCATTCCAACCGAATAAGGTTTAGAATAAAGTATTTCTATTTTTTCTTTGCTATATCCAAAAGCGTTAAATCTTATTGGTGCAAACTTTTTAGTATCGTCCCAATTGTCCGAATAATAGTAACCTGTTATTTGTCCGTCTTTATCGCATTTTTCAGCTCGTAATAAATTAACAGGAATATGATATGCTTTTAATATTTTGTCGTGCTTGTCGTTGTAGTGTACTTGAATAGCAAATTGCCCGAACATTTTTCTATCCAGCACCATTTTTCTAACGTCTTCTTTGTGAAATAAAGACATCATTTGTGCGTACTCATTCGGCTTTTTATTAGCGTCCAATGCACTTAAACCTTTTCCGTAAATTAATCGTGCTACGTTGTTTATAATAGCGTTATTCGTTGTTGAATTGCTATAACGATCAATTAAGAATTGAAAGTATTGGTCGCCGTCTTCAGTTAAAAAGTCAACCCAATTTTCTCGGTTTGTTTCCGATACTACAGGTGACGTATAAGCCGACAAATTTAAAACGTGTAAATTATTCATATACTATAAAATCATTTGTTGTTGAATTACTTACATACTGGTTATTATTAACAGAAAATGTAACTAATGATTGTGCCGTGCAAAATACTCGGTCTTTATAAATAATGGTTGTGCCTACTCTTAAAACTAAATTGTAAAAATGTCCTTCTACTAAACCAAACGTTGCTGTAATCGTGTTTATATAGTCCCCAACAGTGCTTGAAGTAATCGCTACCGCTGTTGTTACGTTTGTTTGTTCGTCTGTTAGTTCCATAACATTAAACGTATTGTCACGTGGAATAAAACTAAATGTTTGGGGACTTCCTGAAGGTGTTAATACTATCATATTAGTATAATTAAATATTCGTGTTTTTGTTCTTTTTTTAAGACAAAAAAAAAGCCGAACTTACGAACGGCTTTAAAAATATTTTTTTAAATTTAGTTAGGGTCAACTGTTGCTGCTGTGAAACAACTACTAACTAATAAAGCATCTGTGTAAGGTGCTGTAACGGACAAGTGATTTGCAGGAGTTGCTTCTTGTCCTACAAGTGTCATTGTGTAACCGTTTAAGTCACCCATTGCAGTACCGTTAGAAATTAAACCTGTAGTTACATCCATTCCGTGATTAAGTCCCGCTAAAAAGAAATTGTTAGCGTTTGTCTTAATTACTACGTGTGGACGTCCCCAAGCTAATAATTTCATTTGTTTTGTAGTTACTGCGTCTAAACCTTTAATTGTAAAAGTTAAAGTTTGCTCTACAAATGTAGTTCCGTTTTCACGTGAACTTGTAACTGTTTGCTCAAAAGAATTTGCGCCTTTTAAATCGTATTTAAAAAGTGTAAACGCTCCCGCTACTGAATCAATTTGGTCTTCAAAGTCTGTTGAACTATCAAAAGTAATTGCACCCATTAATCCGTAGTTAATAAAGTAAATTGACTTAATACCGCCTACAAACTCTTTACAAACTTCTTCGCGACCGTGTGTTAATAAACAAGCCATTGTGTTTTGTTTTTAATTGTGAATAAAATAAAGCGCAGTTTCCTACGCTTTTTATTTAATGTTATACTCCGTAAAGAACTACGTCTGAACCGATACCATATTGAACCGCTCCATTGTAACGCATAATTACACGAACATTTTGTGAACCGTCTATATCAGCCATATCAATAGTTTTCACAAGTGAATTGTCATTTAAAAGTCCGCAACCAAAATAAAGGTTGTCTACAGTTGTTGCAACCATATTGTTTGCACCAAGTCCGTTAGCCATAAAAATTGGAATACCGTCGTAAGATAAACTTCCGTTTGTGTACCATTGTGTTCCCTGTGTGTTTGTTCCGTTTGCCCCTAAACCTGAAGCACCAAAACCACCCAATGCACGAACGTACAATTTAGCAATCTTTTGAGAAACATAAATTCTTAAATTTTCGTTTCCGTAAAGTGCTGCTGGAATTAAATCTACTGTTCTTCCAATTTCGCCAATTACAGTTGTTGCGTCTAAAGTTGTTGTCAATGGTGCAGAAACGTCGATAACGTCTGAGTCTGCTAAAAACAAAGTTTTAAAACCTGCAAACTCTCCTGCTGTTGCGTTTGTTCCGTTCCAAATTGTAGTTTCAATTTTAGCTGCTACTTTAGCCGCTACGTGTGCAATTAAAAAGTCTGAAAAAGATTTTGGCAACGTTTTGAACGATGAATAACCCATTTCAGCCGATTGCCAAGATTGTGCCAAGTCTGACTTGCAAAGTTGTAAATTTACTTGAAACTCTTCTGTTGTTAATACTCTTTCGGTAAGTGTAATAGTTGATGTTGGTGTAAAATCACAAGTTGCGTTTGCAACGATGTCACCTGTTGCAACTTTTTGCATAACTTGTTTGTAAGCAACGTTTGGAAGTATAGTTACTCCGCCTTGCTCAAGTGTTGGTGCGCTTAATAAAGCTGCTGCTAAATATTTACCTGCAAACTGACCTTCGTAAGTTGTGGTAATTGATGTTGTTGTACTTAAATTAATGTTTTTCATTGTATAAATTTTTAAAAATTAAACTGCTGTTAATGTAATTGCGGCTGCTGTTGCTCCTACTCCTGAAACATACCAATTAACGCCATCACAATTTAATTGAACAAAATCGCCAATTGTATCGGCAGCGGTTGCAAAAGTAATTGTGTTTTCATCTGCACCCAAAACGTTAACTGAATTTACAATTACGCCACCTTGAATAACATTTGTTGCCGCTTTAATTGTCCAAGCTGTAGTTGCAAATAACGCTTGTACTGTAAAACGGAAATTTAAACCCGCTGAAGTTGCTACTGCTGGTAGTGTAATTTGCGCTCCTGCTGCTGCATTCAAAGAAAAAAGTTTTCCTGAATCCGCTGCGCTCAAAGTAATTGCTGAACTAATTACTTGTGTTTCTAATACTTGACGTAAATCGTCGTTTGATATTGATATTAAAGTTCCACTCATTTTTTTTTATTTTAAATTATTATTTACTTATTTTTTCTAATATTGAATCCATTATTGAACGTGGTCTTTTACTTGCGTATTGGAAGTGTTCAACTTCATTCGTGTTTTCAGGGTTAAATGAAATTGGCGTGATGTCTGAAAGTTCGGTTACTTCGTTTGTAACTTCGTCAACTTTAGACAACTTTTCTAATTGTGCTTTTAACTCTATATTTTCTTGTGTTAATTTTTCTATTTCTGCAAAGAACGTTTCTTTAACTACGCTTTCAATTGTCTTTTTTGCGCTTGGTGTTGCTTGTGCTTCAACTTCTTCTTCTACTGCTGGAGCTTCTTCTTCAACAACTTCTTCTTCAGTTGCAACTTCTTTTATTTCTAAAATAATGCCTTCAACTTCTACAACTAAAATACGTCCGTCTTCTAATTCATATTCTCCAATTGGAACAGGTATTTTTTGTTCGTCTTCAGTTACAATAAAAACTTCTTTATCAGTTTCAAAAGTGTCGGCTTCAAAAATTGTTATTCCGTCCATTAACTTCATTGTTTCCAATTTCACTTCCATTCCTAAAAGTGTTTTAATTTGATTAATTACGCTTGTTTTCATATTTGATTTGTTTAATTTTGAAATTTATAATATAGTCCAACTTCTTTTTCAGCTTTTTCTATTGCAAAATATATTTTATCTAATTCAGAATAACCTGTTATTCCTTTGCTATCTAATCCTAATCCTTTTGCAGCGACATCTGCTTTGTCTAAAATAGTTCCAATTTTTGGTAAAAAAGCACTTGCCTTTTGTACATTTTTTTCAGAAGTTTGTACTAATTTATCTGCGTTTGCAATTGCAACTGCAATAGCTTTATCAGCATTTGCTAAAATAGGTTTATCAGCAATTAATACTTTTAATATTGCGTTTGCTTCAGCTAAAGCCTTATTAATGTCTTCAACTACTCCTAATTGAACTTCGTGCTTTGCTAATTCCGTTTTGTCTTGTAACTTGTTGTAAATAGTTTGTAGTGTGTTCATATATGTATAATTTAATTGTTTATTATTTGTTGTATTTTCAAATTAGATTGCGCCTATTCCTTGCGCTTGTAAACTACCGTCACAACACTTTGCAGAGTATGTTTTTCCGTCTTTACATAGGCAACCACGTTGACCGCCTTTTGGGCTTGTTTTTGCTTGTGCTACCTGTTTTGTTATTTTCTTACTCATTGTTCGTATTTTTTTAGTGCTTCTGAAACCCCCGCCCACGCTCTATTCTTCACTTCTCTTAAAAAACGTATTATACCTTCATATAAAACTAAAGTTCGTTAAATCGCATTAAAACCGTATTAAATCGCATTTCGTGTTTTTTTTGTTTTTTATACTTAACGTCCTTGTCTTGTATAAGTTTTGGTATAATTTTTACTTGACTTTAATTTGCTATTTCGTGTTTTTGCGTGTACTCCTGCACGTTTAACTTTCGGTTTTTTAAGGTGGATTTTAACGTTAGTTTGTTTCGCCACTTGCTAAATTATTTTAATTGCGATAAAATCTTTTCTCCTGCAAGTTTAGATTGCTCTAATTCTTTCATATACTTTTCATTTAATTTAATTAAATCTTTAGCTTCAGAATAACCTTTTACACTTTTAGAATCTAATCCCAAACTTTTTGCTTGTGAATCAATTTGACTTAAAATTTTATTAAATTCTTGATTTTGAAAACCTAAAAGATTTTTAGCGCCTGGAACACTTTTAATA